CTACTCAATTAAAGATTAGCAAACAATGGAACTCAATGATGATGGGTCTTAAGCTCCAAGGTAAAAATGGCCTATTCACACCGCCAACATACAGCCACATTTATAATCTAAAAACTGTTCAAATGTCGAATGACAAAGGAACATGGTTTGGATGGGATGTGTCTCAAGTTGGTCCGGTTACCGATAAAGGTGTTTATGCGATTGCTAAAAGCTTTGCTGAAAAAAATAGCAAAGGTTTAGTAAAAGTTAAACACGGTGGTGACGAATCAAAAACAGATTCACCTTACTAACCAAATCCTAGGAGACGGGCGCTGAAGCGAGAGTGGAGGCGCCTGTTTAAATTATGATAGAAAAATTTAAAATAATATTTAAAGGATTAGAAAGAGCCCATGGCTGCACAAAGATTGGGCCGGATAATAGTAACGGAGAAAAAGTTAAAGGACAATCTTTTGTAGTACGTCAACCAGTAACTGACGATCTCTGGAAAATGCATCTAGAGGGAACTCAAAGTTTAGGAATTATTCCAATTAATGATGACAATCAATGTGTATGGGGATGTGTTGACATAGATTCTTACGCAGGGTTTGATCACAAAAAATTAATAGACAAAATAAAAAGTTTTAAACTACCTTTGGTAGTGTGTAGATCTAAGAGCGGTGGCGCTCATGTGTTTCTCTTCTCAGAGACTCCTGTAGACGCAGAAAGAATGAGGGATAAACTTACAGAAATAAAGACACTACTTGGCTACGGTGGATCAGAAGTATTTCCAAAACAAATTAAATTAAAATCACAAGATGACACAGGAAATTTCCTTAACTTACCATATTTTAACGGTAACCGGTCAACACGATATGCTTTTACAGGTGACGGAGAAGCAGCAACTCTTGAAGAATTTTATGAATTGCATGACTACACTAAACAGAAAGACATAACAAAAATAAAAATAGAAAGACCTAAATCTGATTATGATGATGCACCACCATGTATAGAATTGATGGCATTAAATAAAATACCAGAAGGTGGAAGAAATAATGCGTTATTTCATTATGGTGTTTATGCTAAAAAGAAATGGCCAGCAGAATGGAAGAGTAGACTAACAATGTTTAATATTTCAGCTTCAGAGACTCCTTTAAGTGAATCAGAAGTTGATATTATTAAAAGACAACACGATAAAAAAGACTGGGGTTATAAATGTAATGATACTCCAATGTGTAATTTATGCGACAAAAAATTATGTAAGACTAGAAAGTATGGAATAGGGGATGAAATAGTTTTTCCTGCACTAACAGATTTACAAAAAATTAAACTAGAAAAACCTTACTACTATCTTAATGTGGATGGTGAACGTTTACACCTGGAGAATGTTAAGTTTTTAAAACAACAAAGTTTGTTTCAAGAAGCATGTATGGAACAGTTGGATTTTAAACCACCAACAGTTAAACCAAAAGATTGGGATATGATTATAAATCCATTGATGAAGAATCACGAACCTGTGGAAGCACCAGAAGGTGTAACAACAGCAGATCAACTAAGAAGTCATTTAGAAGAATTTTGTTTAAACAGACACATTGGAACAGCCCTTACCGATCTTAAAAATGGAGGTGTATGGAATAATGAAGGCTTTCATCATTTTATATTTAGCAAATTTTATACTCACTTTTTAATTAGACAACGATGGGATATTAATTATCAACGTACAGCTCAGATGTTAAAAGAATTTTGCAACTGTGAAGACACTAGGGTTGGTAAAAATAGAATATCAGTATTTTCTGTTAAACAATTTGATAAAAGAAAAGATGACTATGTTCAAAAAGAATTAAAACCTAAGGATGTATTTTGAAAACAATTGTATTAGGACCACCAGGCACAGGTAAGACAACTACATTATTAAATAAAGTAGATAGTTATTTAAAAGAAACAGACCCAGATAGAATAGGTTATTTTGCATTTACTCAAAAAGCTGCACACGAAGCACGCGATAGAGCAATAAAAAAATTTAATTTAACTGAAGATGATCTTCCATATTTTAGAACACTACACTCATTAGCATTTAGAAAACTTGGGCTTAAAAAAAATCAAGTAATGCAACCAAGACATTATAAAGACCTGGGCGAACAACTAGGGTTTCCAGTAACTTATGCAGAACACCAAGAAGATCATGGTGGTTTTTTTACTTCTGATAGTGAGTTCTTACAAATTATTAATCTTGCGAAAGTAAGAAATATTACGCTGGAGCAACAATATAACAAAAGAGAACATACCCAAGACTTAGAGTTAGATAAATTACATGATATTGCTGAGGCTTTAAGAATATATAAAAAAGAACGTAACTTAATAGATTTTAATGACATGATTTTAGATTTTGTTAAATCAGATTTATCCCCAAAGTTTGATGTAGTCTTTATAGATGAAGCGCAAGATTTGTCTTTAATGCAATGGGACATGACAAAATCTATCTGGAATAAGAGTGAAGATTCTTTTATTGCAGGTGATGATGATCAGGCTATTTTTAAATGGGCTGGCGCTGATGTAGATTCTTTTATAGCGTTACAAGATCAAATGATTAATTTACCCTTAACTCAATCTTTTAGAATTCCAACTAAAGTTCATACTTTGGCAATGGGAATTATAAATAGAATTAAACATAGAATAGATAAAACGTGGCGACCTAAAACTAACGAAGGAAGTTTGCAAAGACATTTTAATGTAGATAGTGTGGATATGTCATCAGGAGAATGGTTGGTGTTAGCTCGAACTAAATACATGTTAAAAGAAATAGAAGATGTTCTACATCGTAAAGGTTTATATTATGAAACCAGACATAAACGTAGTTATGAAAAAGATATTCAAGAAGCCGCACAAGATTGGGAACATTTACGTCAAGGACAGTTATTATCTTATAAACAAATAGAAAAAATTTATGGATATATGTCTCCTGAACATCGAGATAAAACATTGCTGCAAGGTATGACTAAAGGATCCTTTTATGGAATAGATCAATTAACTAAAGACTTTGGATTGAAAACTAAAAAAGTTTGGTTTGAAGCATTGGACGACGCGGGCTCTCGACGTATAGAATATTTAAGAAAGATGCGAGCTAATGGTGAACAATTAAATAAAAAACCAAGAATAGAATTATCTACTATTCATGCGGCTAAGGGGGGAGAATCACAGAATGTGGTTCTATTAACCAACCTAACTAAAACCACAATGGAAACCTACGAACGGAATCCTGATGATGAAAATAGATTGTTTTATGTTGGTGCAACACGAACAAAAGAAAATTTACACATCATAGAACCCAAACAATATAACAAAGGATTTATTATATGATGGACTTAACAAGCGAAGCTATTTTATTATCAATGATGACATTTTATTTTGGAATCAAACTATATTTATATTTTATTATATGAGCCCTTTACAAAAAAAGCTTCTGGATTTGTTATTTCTAACAGCGATGACTTCAATTTGGATAGTTATAATATTATGAGTAAAGTATATAAAAAACAAATTGGTGGTGATCACTATCAATTGATGACTATTCAGCCATCAGAATTTATTAACAAAAATAATTTGCCTTTTGCAGAAGGTAACGCTATAAAATATTTGTGCAGACACAAACAGAAAGGACAAAAGCAGGATTTGGAAAAAGCAATTCATTATTGTCAGATGGCAATTGATAGAGACTACTCATGAGAAATACATTATTAAGAATTACACAAAAAATAACCACATGGCATGAAGGAATGTTTAAGTTTTTAATTAAAAAATCTAAAACAAGTATGTGGTTTACATTTTTATTATTATTTATATGTCTCTACGAGATTTTTGAACACATTGTTATACCTGCGGTTTTACTTTGGTGGGGTTTTAGATGATGCAAATGCCTCTTTTCAAACCACAAACAGAATGGTTACCACCAGAAAGTTTTCCGGATTTATCTAAATACGATGAAATAGCAATTGACTTAGAAACCAAAGACCCAGATTTAATAAAAATGGGATCAGGTTCAGTGGTTGGTAGAGGAGATGTTACAGGAATAGCTATAGCAGTAAAAAACTGGTGCGGTTATTACCCAATTGCCCACGAAGGTGGTGGTAACATGGATCGTAAAAAAGTTCTTAAATGGTTTCAAGATGTATTAAATACATCATCTACAAAAATCTTTCACAACGCCATGTATGACGTTTGTTGGATACGAGCGCTCGGTTTAAGTATCAGCGGTAAAATAGTCGACACAATGATAGCGTCGGCTTTGGTTGATGAAAATCAAATGCGCTATGACTTAAACAACTGCAGTAAAAGATACACTGGAAAAGGAAAAAATGAAACAGATTTATATGCTGCTGCAAAAGATTGGGGAGTTGACGCCAAGGCAGAAATGTATAAACTACCTGCCATTTATGTAGGTGCATATGCAGAAAAAGATGCTGAGATAACTTTAGAACTTTGGCAAGAACTTAAGAAAGAAATTAATCATCAAGATATAAATTCAATTATGAATATGGAAACTGAATTGTTTCCTGTGTTGGTTGATATGAGATTTAAGGGAGTGCGCGTCGATGTGGAAGCTGCTCATAAGTTAAAAACCAAATTACTTGAAGAAGAAAAACAATCATTAATGAAAGTAAAAAAAGAAACAGAAATAGATGTCCAAATATGGGCAGCAAGATCCATTGCACAAGTTTTTGATAAGCTTTCTTTAGACTACGATCGAACCGAGAAAACATCTGCTCCTTCCTTTACTAAAAACTTTTTACAGAATCACCCCCACCCACTAGTGAAACACATAGCCCGGGCTCGTGAAATAAATAAAGCCCATACCACCTTCATTGATACCATATTGAAACATTCTCACAAGGGAAGAATCCATGCAGAAATTAACCAACTAAGAGGAGATAATGGTGGAACGGTAACTGGAAGATTCAGTTATTCAAACCCAAATTTACAGCAGGTTCCAGCTAGAAACAAAGAGCTTGGACCAGCTATTAGATCATTATTTATACCCGAGGAAGGCCATACATGGGGTTGTTTTGATTACTCACAACAAGAACCAAGATTAGTAGTTCACTATGCGACTTTACAAAATCTATACGGAGTGGACGAAGTATTGGAAGCATATCGCGAAGGCGATGCAGATTTTCATACCATCGTCGCAGACATGGCAGAGATACCTAGATCACAGGCCAAGACGATAAATCTTGGTCTGTTCTATGGTATGGGAAAAAATAAATTACAAGCTGAACTAGGAGTGAGTAAAGAAAAAGCTGAAGGACTATTTAAACAATATCATCACAAAGTTCCATTTGTAAAACAACTTATGGATAATGTAATGCGTAGGGCCCAAGACTCTGGAAGAATTAGAACACTACTTGGAAGATTATGTAGGTTCCATTTATGGGAGCCCAATGCATTTGGAATTCATAAAGCATTACCACATCCACAAGCACTCATGGAACACGGACCAGGGATTAAGCGTGCTTACACTTACAAAGCATTAAATAAATTAATTCAAGGATCAGCCGCAGACATGACAAAGAAAGCAATGATAGACTTACACAAAGAAGGAATTATTCCACATATACAAGTACATGATGAATTAGACATATCTGTTCAAGATGAACAAGAAGCAAAACTAATAAAAGGTGTTATGGAAGATGCTGTTTCTCTTGAAGTTCCTAATAAAGTTGACTACGAATCGGGGCCCAATTGGGGAACAATAAAATAAACATAGACCAGCTATTACAGGCTCAAAAAATAGGTATGGCTCAGTTCGGGGCCCAATTAGGAAACCCTAAAATAGACAATCTATTAGAGGGCGGAATTCATATAGAAGAAAATTTTTTTCCTTTAAATATGTATGATGAAATGGTTGAAGAAATGGGCACTACTAAAATGGACAGCACTTATCAGCCTCTTGGAATAAACTATGGTAATAGAATGCAAGCTATGCCTTGTTATGAAAATGCGCCTTTTCAGTTTAAACAAGATTTCATTGCAAATAAAATAGAAAAAATTTTAAATGCAAAGTTAGCCAACTATCGATGTCTTTTCAGAAAAATTAAAACAAAGGAACTTAAAAAATCACACTGTAACGGAAAGTATGGTTTCATTCATAGAGATAAAGATAATCAGGGTTTAGAAAACATTAAGGATTTAGCCGCCATAATGCATTTTGATCAATCTTTTTATGGAGGCACAGCTTTTTTTCGAAACATTTGGGAAAAGGTACCAGATATTTATGTAAGTGCTTTTCCAAATAGATTGGTAATATATGATGCCTGTAGATGGCATGCGCCAGCTTTTGATTATTCTTTTGAAGAAAGAACTAGTTTAGCATTTTTTTTAAAAGTTATAAATGAATCATAACAAAATAATTATAGTTGGAGGAGGAAGTGCAGGTTGGATGACAGCCGCCACTTTGATTAAAGCTTTTCCAAATAAAAGTATAACTGTTATGGAGTCACCCAATATTAAAAATATAGGAGTAGGTGAAAGCACTCTAGGACAGATTAATGATTGGTTAGATTTTTTAGAAATAAAAGATGAAGACTTTATGTCTTCTACGAATGCCAGTTATAAATTAAGTATCAGATTTGAAGACTTTTATAAAAAAGGAGATGGAGGTTTTCATTACCCTTTTGGACCAGTATTTGAAAATAATGAAGTAGGCCCTAAGGAATTATGGTTTTTTAAGAAAAAATTTTTTCCTGACTTACCTATATCCGATTATGCTACAAGCATCTCTCCTCAAATGGCATTAGTTAATAACAATGTTTTATTTAAAAATGAAGATAATAAATTACCTCTATTCAATTTTAAATATAATGTGGCCTATCATTTTGATGCCAGTAAATTTGGAGAATGGCTTAGAGAATATTATTGTAAACCTAAAGGAGTTAAACATATTATAGAAGAAATACATAATATTCAAACAAATGACCAAGGAATAAAAACCTTAAATAATAAATACTCAGCTGATCTTTTTATTGATTGCACTGGTTTTAAATCTCTATTATTAGGAAAAACTTTAAAAGAACCTTTTTGTGACTATTCACACTTACTACCAAACAACAAAGCGTGGGCTACGAGCATTCCCTATAAAGATAAAGAAAAAGAATTAAAACCTTATACTAATTGCACAGCCATAGAAAATGGTTGGGTATGGAATATACCTAGTTGGGACAAAATTGGAACGGGATATGTATATTCAGATAAATATATCTCTGATGAAGAGGCTTTATTAGAATTTAAAAAACATTTAGGAAGAGAAGATTTAGAATTTAAAAATATTAAAATGAGAGTTGGTATACACGAAAGAATTTTTGTAAAAAATGTTTGTGCTATTGGACTAGCAGCAGGCTTCATTGAACCCTTAGAGTCTAATGGACTATTAAGTGTACATGAATTTTTATTTAAACTAATCAATGTTTTAAGGAGAGGAAAAGTTACTCAGTGGAACAGAGATAATTTTAATGTTTCTTGTAAAACATTTTTTGATGAATTTACAGAATTTGTAGCTCTTCATTATGCCTTGTCACAAAGAACCGATACACCATATTGGCAAGACATTAGTAATAAGTCTTTCTATACAAACCGTTTAGTGGATACTGAATTAAAATTAAATATAGATTCTTATATGCATAAATATAATTTTTTTCCATCTCATTCTGGCATTCATTATATCAGCACTGGTATGAATTATTTTGGAGCTAATATAACAGAAAAAGAGCTATCTCCGGAAATTGAAAACATTATTAAAACAAGAGAAAATGAATTAAAAAACTGGAATAACATATGTCAAGGTAAAAATTCAGTCCTAAAATTTTTAAAAAACACTATTTATAAAGTATGAATTTAGGTAAAATTAAGGTAAAATAAAATAAAAATAGGAGGAAACTATGGAAAAAGTTAAACAACTATGGGCATTAGCAAAAGCTCATCCAAAAGGAGCGGCCGCTGTAGTGATAGTGATCATTGCTATTTATTTTTTAGCAACATAATTTATGAGCTATGGCTTATTTAAATGCAAACATTCCTGTGATGTATTCCCAGATCAGAAGAGAATATCTTTATGATCTCCAAAAACATCACGGAGAAGTGGAAGACTGCATTATCTTTAGCCTGGCATCAATTACAGGGCGTCCTATTCTCTTTCATGCAATTATGGAAAACGGTGCTGTATTCTATCGGTTACCGATCTCTGCTTTCATTCAAAGAGGATTTGAAGTTGATCAAGTTCCTAGGATGCGACTTGATGAGCTGGAGCTATGGAATTGTTTCAGTTACTATCCTAGCGTTACTTCTTTTGATATCCTAGACGGACAATCAGGTAAATTTATTGGAAAAGACAAGAAGTGGCATCCAGGTGCATATCTCTTTACTGTTGACTGGGCTCATCCAGAGAGTAATATAGTAGATACAGATCATTCTGAAATACCGCATGAACATAAGTGCGCCCACATTCTCGCCTTAGAGAATGGAAATTATGCAGCACAACCTAATAATAGAATTATATGGAGTATTCCATCTTTTACTGTTAAAGATGAAATACCAGATTGGAAAGTGCAAACTTCAGACTGGAATGTTGAAGACACGGGTAAATGGAAAACAGAAGATACCGATAGGTATTTTTACGATATTGAGAAAAAAAATGAAAAAGTGTAAAAATTGTAATTGTAATTGTCACTGTGATGGAGAACTTCATACAGACGTGTATGGTGTATGCACCTGTGATAATTGTAAATGTCGTGAAGTAAAAGACGAACCAGAAGGTCTTGTTGTTGATGAGACTGAAGAATGTGAAAGCTGTCAATAAAATGAAAAAACTATTATTAATATTATCCTTACTTGCATTTACTTCGTGTGTTGCAGTAGGACCTAGATGTACTTACACACAAGAAGGAACTAAAATATCTTCTTGGTTGTGGTTTACTAAAGAAATACCAGTAGATTTAAGCAAAGAAAATTGTAACTAGTATGACTGAGGGGGGCGTTAATGAAGTACAGAACTTTAAAGCTTTTTCGGACAAGAAGAAACGCAAGGAAAAGAATTCAAGCAACAGAAAAAGCGGTGCAGGCTTTAATAATTGTCCTAATGGTGATTCTAGTACTTTTGGTATAATGAATGTCTAAACAACCCTTAACAATTTCAGAAGAAGCAAAAGTTCAGATGCCCATGAAAACGGTTGCGAGCTTAATCACCCTCGTGGCGATCGGGACCTGGGCGTTTTTCGGTATTCAAGAAAAATTAAATACACATGCAACTAAACTACAAATTATGGAGAAGGATCTCGAAATGAATTCAGAGTTCAGAATAAAATGGCCTCGTGGATTACTCGGATCCTTACCCCGCTGATTCAGAACAATTTATGTTAATTGAGGAATTATATAAACAAAGTGACAAGCTGCAGACACGAGTAGATAGTATGTTACATAATGAAGTTAATATAAAAGCTTTAGAAAAAGCTGTCGAAAAGCTTCAAAAAGATGTAGAACGTCTTAAGGATAAACAAAGAGAATTTGGTAACGGGAGTACTCACTAATGGAAGAAGTAATTATATGCGTAGCACTTTGTCTCTTCATGAATGGAGAGTTAGTCGAGCATACATACCAAAAATCCATGGGTGACTGCTTAAAGTCGAAGAGGGTCGCCGAGCGCACGATCCAGCCCGAGCGCGTTCAATTTAAATGCGGTGCTAATGTTAAGGCAAGAGTAGAATATGTAGAAGAAAAAGGAGAGACTGCAGCACGAACACGTATTATAGAAGTTCTGGATCATGGTTATGAGAGCGATAGTTATGACTCGGAATCGCGGTACTAAAAAAAATAATCCCATAGCAAGATGGCTAAGATTAAGAAGATATAGAATGCTTGTGATGAAGAATAAGAAAGCGTATGACAGAAAAAAAGCAGCGAAAACCCTTCATAATTCGGAAATTTACTCTTAATAATTTTTTAAAGTGGGAAGATTTAGACTACGCTATTAAAAATTCTAAAGACAAAGACATTGAAATTATAACTACCGATGGAAGAAAATTAATAGATTTAGAGGGTCAAAAAAAACATGTTAAATATAATTCAGTAGTTATAACTAAGTGTAAACATCTATTTGACTTTAAATTTATCAAGGATTTTGTGGATAATAAGAAGATATTCTATTATAGGCTATGGAATGCAGATATTTACGCCTCATATAATGAAAAAAGTTGTTCTTTTAAAAAGCACTTAGACTATGCAAATAATTTAATTATCCCTCAGATTGGAAAAAGTCGCTGGATAGTAGAGAATTTCTGCGACACAATGCTTTACCCAGGAGATCTGCTGTATATCCCATACAAATGGAAACACGAATGTGTTCCTACAGAAAAAAGAATATCCCTTAGTTTTCCTTTTTGGTTGGATCCCGCTCTGATGTCCCCAGCCGATAATGAAAAATCTGGTATATTTAAATAATATAGTATAAACACAAAAGATGTATAAAAAACCTCTTGATCAATTAGAAATGTCAGCACATGTAACCAGTGGAGTATGCCCTACTTGTACCGAAGATAGCATGTTTGTATCACTGAGTCCTGAAATATTTAGATGTGTAACATGTGGAGCTGATTGCAGACAATATATTAATGGAAGAATTTCTTATATACCTATCACTACCAGCCGTAGAGTAGATGTTATTGTAGATGTCTAAAAAGTCCCAATACGGAGTAAACCTTTATCATAAACGAACTCTTAAAAAGAGACCTGGACGCCATAAGAAAAATCGCAATAAACACGAGAAAAGAATGGGGCTTTATTTACCTAGAACTGGTACTTGACTTTAATCCTATACTAACCTATATTTACAGTATGAAAGAAGTACATATAAAAGTATCTAACATATCGTCCAAGCAATGGGCTAATTTACTTTTAGAATTAAATCTTGTGAGAGATGCCTGGAAACGATATGGTCCCGATATAAAAATTAAAGCTAAAAACTTTGATAAAATTGTTAAATGGGGGAGAAAAAAAAATGGCGAAGACAATGATAATTCTAATACTCTTATTCAATGGGACGTTGGTCCAAGAAAGATACGACCTAAGTAGACCAATAGATGTTCATGAGTGTTTGCTATTTGCAGACGATCATAGAGAAGCTATTGCTACTTACAGAGAATTTGAGGATGCTATGCGTAATGGATGGTATCTAAATGATGGTAGAGGCACTTGGCAGGGTGTTATCTGTGAATAAAACCTATCCCTAAGGGAATAGAAATAGGTTAATTGTGGTGAGAAGATGTTCCTTAACACATTTCTGCCACATTGTCAATAAATTTCAACTTTTCTGCATGAATAACTCATAGCAATTTTATTATCATTAATATATTTATAACCTAGTTTAGAAATCATTAATAAAGCTTCACTGTGGGCACCACGTGTGCACTCATACCAAGTATCAAATTGTTTTGGAAATTCCATAGGAGGTAGACACTGTTGTCCCTCTAAAAAAGAACACACCCATATTATTAAACTAAACTTTATCATTGACAACCAACCTTTTATATCCTATATATTCATTTTAAATGAAAGGAATTATGACAGACACAACCAAATATAGAAATGTCTCTCTTACACATGAAACATACAAGGGAGGTCATCTTTTATCAACAAAAATGTTTAATGGTCTCCAAGTATCTATGTCTCAGTTAATAGAATCATTAATAACTCAGAAGATAAAAGAGCTTAAACTTGAATCTAAGTTAGCTTCTTATGATCGACCAGAAAAAGTTAAATATAACAAAAAGAGAAAGAGAAATGGCAAAACTAAAAGTAAGAAGAATCCATAAAGCTATCTGTCCAACTTGTAGAGGAAATGGATATATTAGAATAAAAGATAACGAAGACCCAACTGAAGTAAATGTTCATCAGTGTTGGGAATGTGATTCGGAAGGAGAATTTTATGTTTATGAACCAGCGAATATTACAGACGATAATACTAGTAACGATGATCGTAATAATGACAAATTCTTGCACTAGCAGAGGAGATTATAATCCTATTACAAGTGTATTAAGATTAATGTATGGCGCACGATAACAAAATTAACAGTTGGGGACGGTCTATTGTCCAATCGAGGTTTAATCAGCCTTTCTACCACGGGTTGGCCTGCTCCCCTCATATTCATCGCCCGTGGTAGACAAATGAAGAAATTAAAAATGAGTATATTATTATGGATTCAAGGATGGTCGGGTCAACTTAATTCGTGGGCCTGGACTGAATGGGATCAACTTAATCGAGAGGATTGGGTTAAAGGTTATAACAAATGGAAAAAAAATGAATAACTTTTTTATAATTGTATTTGCTTCCCTTACAGTGGTAATAATTTTAAGTTTATACATGGTAATGACTCTATGAAAAATAAATACTACATAACCTACTATTCAAAATCTGATGGGAAAAGAATTAAACGTCCATACGATCCTCATCATGAAATGCAACACGAGTTTATTGCATCTACTGGTAATCTTTGTAAAAGATATTGGGATCAAAGTAAGGATGGATTGAGAACGGCTAACGCACCATGGACGATACAAAAAAATTAAAGTGGAATAACTATATGAAAGAGTATAGAAAGAGAGGATACGTTAAAAAGAAATATCATGAATATTATATTAATAGAATAATTAGACAGGCAGCAGAAGATAATGAAAAAAGAAAAAGGCAAACAGTGGGACGGGAAGTCCCGAGTGTCTAATAAAAAATATAGAGAAAGGTTTGAAGAAATTTTCGGACAAAAAGAACAACATGAATTAAATGAAAGTTATCAACAGTCTTTAAGAAACAAAAAAGATCGGACAAAAAATGATTGAAATATTTGACGAGATGATTCCCCTAAGCGTTCGTAATAGTATTTATAAATTTATAATTAATTCTAATTATAGAATTGAAGGATGGACAGATACCTCTGACTTAGAATTAAAGAACCATCATCATCTTCATTCTAGGTGGGGTTTAGAAGATATTCAAAATTCTCAAATTGTTCCTTATGTTGAAAAAGTGTTACAGCTCTCTAGTTTTAAAGACTATACCATGAAAGACTTTCTTCAATGCGCTGTTAATTTAGTTAAACCAGGCGATCACTATTTCACTCACTCACATGACTTGGGAGTAATTTCTATTATATATTATGCAAATCTACAATGGCAACATAACTGGGCTGGCGAAACTATTTTTTATAAAGAAAACATGACGGACATTGAACTCGCTGCATCCTATGTCCCAGGAAGATTTATTATATTTGACAAAGAACCTCATACCATTCGACCTCAATCATCTATTGCACCAGCATTTAGGTTTACACTAGCTATATTTTTTCAAAAAAAGAAATAAAATGAATGAAATTTCTATTTTATTTGGTACACCTTTGATCTCATCCACTGTTGATTTAGATAAAATAAAGGTTGGACCTACTAATCTTAAAAAAGCTTACCTTTCTCAGACCCCTAACAGAAGCGGAATAGATCTCCTCTCTAAGGAATCTATCTCTTATTTAAAAAGTAAACTGGCCACCATGGTAGAGGAAGTTAAAAATTTATTAAATATTAAAAGCTGTGATCTTTATATTCAACATATTTGGCTTAATGATTATCAAGAAAAAGACTATCAAGAATCTCATGCTCATGCAGGGAATGGTTTTAGTTTTATTATTTATTATGATACTCTTAAATGTAATACTATTCTGGAACACCCAGCTAAAAAAGAAATACTATGTGGTCAAAATCCAGAAGAAGATTACTCCATATATGACACTCACTTCGCATTAAACAAGAAAAATGGGGATATTATCATGTTTCCATCCTGGTTATCACATTTTGTAAAACCTAATTCAGATGGTAAAACGATAGCTGGAAATATTAATTTTAGAAAAATATTAAAAAATGACTGATCAACAAGTACCTGTCGCAACCTACAATTGGGGACCCTGCGTTATTAAAATAAAAGCTAGAGACAATTTTATAAAAATGCTTTTAGATGAAGCTAAGAAAAGTAAAATATCTTATGAGCATAAACTTGCTGGTCAACTGAATAAAGAAATGGGTTATACTCAGGAGTCTAAAGATATTATTGCTCCAGAACTCGCTAAGTATCTTGGAGCGTACGATCAAATGTACCAGAAGTATCAGAACAAACCCTATGAAAATCCACCTAAATATGCCATTAGTGCTTTATGGATAAATTATCAAAGACAATATGACTTTAATCCACCGCATGATCATGACGGCGCTTTGTCTTTTGTAGTTTATTTAGATATTCCTCAAGAATTAATTGAAGAAAATAAAAATTATAAAGGAAGAAGCTGTGGTCCTGGTGGTATACAGTTTGTTTATGGCGACGGAGGCCGCGATTATATAACTTACATGTCAGAAGTACCTAAGACTGGGGAAATGTTTATCTTTCCAGCGTCTCTTAAACATTGGGTTTCTCCTTTTAGATCTGATGTCACTAGAATTTCTGTCTCCGGTAACATTCAAAATACAGTTCCTATTCATACCCTTCCTAAAAATACCAAGATAAAGGCATCGTAATGGAATATCTATTTTATAAATGGGATTCCTATTTCAATAAATCTGAATTAGTTAAATTATCCGAAACTATTTATGATAAAAGGAACAAAGAATTTGAAGAAATAGGAGCCACTGTTAATGGAGAAAGAATTAAAAAAGCTACTACACTAGCTTTTGAATGGATTGCTGTTAAACATCTTATGAAACGTTTGGACGAAGCTATCTTTGTTACCAACCAAAACAAATATGGATACAATGTTCACACTCTTTTAGATTGTGATACCTTATTATATAATATTTATGACGCCAAAAAAAATCATGCTTACGCATGGCATAAGGACGGAGAAGGAGACGGCGATAAAGTTTGTATAAAATTTACTGTTCTTATTAATGTTTCCACCGAACCTTATGAAGGAGGAAAATTTCAACTGTTTGGTAACGGAGGCGAAACGGAAGTGCCGGCGATGAATACTCCTGGGAGTGTTGTTATGTTTAAGTCAGACATTCCACATCGAGTGTTGCCTATTACTAAAGGTATAAGAAAATCTATAACTATATTCATTAAGGGGCCCCCTTTTGTCTAATTTAAATTCTGATAAATATTGGAAAAAAAGAAAAGGTAAAAGACGACCTTATAAATGTGAATCCCACGAAATTTTTCACAAGCGTGGAAGAATGAAAATTGTTGGAAAAGAAGATGAACTTAGAGAGTGTAAAGAATGTCATAGATTTTTACCCACTGTTTCTTATACTACTGCAAGTCAAAGAAGCGATGGTGCATTATATCTTAAAAAAATATGCCGCGAGTGTTCTAGCCGAATGATAATGGAAGGCCGAGAGGTAAAAGCCAAGGCTCCTCCTAAGCCCGATAGTGGACAATGCTACTGTTGTCATAAAAAGAATCCATTACAATGTGACCATGCACACGGGACCACGGAATTTAGAGGATGGATCTGCAAGTCATGTAATGTAGGTCTTGGAGAATTGGGAGATAACTTACAAGCGGTGCTTCAAGCGGCTATCTACTTAGAGAGCGATACCAATAAAATTATAAAAACTTTACATGAAGTTTATAATGAAATGTTTGCGAGGACTTTTAAATTTAATGATGAGTGATAAAGATATAAAAGAATTTCATAATTTAGATAAACTTAAACCAATAAGTTTGCGTGGAAAGTCTACGTACCACATTATGTATGCCCATGATTTTACTTGGGGTTATCTCGACAACGTTGATAATGAAAAACTTAGTAAACTATGCATTAAAAATTATGAGAATAGAAAGAGTGAGGATAGAAGAAGCGGACGAGCCGAGGATATAGTTATACCTTTAAATAAACAAATTGAAGAGATAGCAGCACAAATGGCTCTAGCTTATGAACAACATTTTCGTCAACCCATAAGCCTGATGGAGGGAGAAGGAAATCATTGGTCCCAGGTTCATTATAAAAAGGAACAATCACAGTTTCATCATCACTTAGGAAATGCATATGGTCAAAGAGAAAAGGGAGCGGATGTTGTAGGAGTTTATTATGTGAAGGTTCCAAAAGACAGTGGAGTTTTAATTATGAAATATAAAAAACATGAATTTGATAGTAGTAGATGGTACTTCCCCCCGGAAGAAAATAAATTTATTCTTTTTAATGCTGGCGTTGAACATGGGGTATCTCCTAACGAGAACGATGAGCCTAGAGTGATTATCTCTATGAATTTTGAAAGGAAAGATGATAAAAATATCTAATAAATACAAATATTTACAGGGAAAACAGATCACGGACCAGGAATCAGGGACCAGGGTTTATGACTTCGCTGGGGTACGTTTACCTTCGGTTACAACAATACTTGCAAAGACAAAGAATCAGGAGTATTTAACGCGTTGGAAAAATAAGGTTGGACATGAAAAAGCAGAATCAATCAAGAATCTATCATCAAAGCGGGGGACTGCCATGCACAAATTCTTGGAGTCTCATATCACGGGAGTTGGCTACGATGATCTTACGCCAATCGGATGCGAGGCGAAGCCCATGGCCGAAAAAATTATTGAGATCGGTCTTACACCTATTGAAGAAGTCTATGGTAGTGAAATTATGTTACACTATCCTGGGCTGTACGCTGGGAGTACTGATCTCGTATGTCTACATAATGGTCTGGAAACTATTGTAGATTTTAAACAAAGCAATCGACCAAAGAAAGAAGAGTGGGTTGAAGATTATTATTTACAAATTGCGGCTTATGCTATGGCGCATGATGCATACTATGGGTCAACCATCAGGCAGGGAGTAATTATGATGTGCACACCAGATTTATATTATCAAGAATTTAAAGTATCGGACAGTGTATTAAGGGGTTGGAAGCATAAGTTTCTTAAGAGATTGGACCACTACAATGAGCTCATGCATGATGAGAAGGAACAACAAAATGTCCAAATTAAGGCAAATGAGTTTGAAATAAGGCAGAAAGAAGGCAAATAAGGCACCAAGACAGATTCTGTATAGGTATGGTAAAAAAAATAAAAAATAAAATAAAAACTACTCTAGAAAAAGTGTCAATCTGTCACTTTGGCTTAGAAGTGTTGGTATCAAACAATAATGATTGCCAAATTGTGGAAATAAAAAGTGTCATCTGACAGATTATATTGTCACTTCAGGCACAATCTCAGATTGCCCGCGCGCGAAGCAAATCAAAAACACTATTACTTTGATTTTTTTACCATACCTATACAGATTAGAAATTTAGGGTTATAAGAAGACATGCCTAAGAAAAGAAGAAAACAAGTGGTTCAACACCCAACACCAGCCATACCTTATAGCAAGTATAGGGTTCATTGGATTGATATCTTAAGTGATAGTGGATGGGCTGATGAAAGAGAGTTTAATAAGATGAGACTCTCACATCCGGTGAACGAGGGCTGGTTGTATTCTAAAGATAGGGATGCAATTAAATTATTTGCTTCTTATGATCGAGAAGAAGATGGTACAATTACTTTTGGGGATCGTACTATGATTCCTGTGTCTTGTGTGAAGAAGATGGTAAAGATATGATTGAAGACCTGTTCCCGGTCGCCCTCTATCATGAACAGTTAAACTTAAATACGGAGCGTATGGCTAAGTATTGTTTAGACATGCAGAAAGTTTTCCCTGGTGTGGTAGTGAGTAATAATGGTGGTTGGCAATCGCCTCCTTTAAAAGGAAGGCATGAGCCATTAGAAGTATTGTTTTCAAGTATACATAAGCATGCAAAAATATATCAAGAGATTCTTAAATTTAAACATCCATTACAAATCAATCCTTTGTGGATAAATATTAATGGGTATAAAGATTATAATATAGAACACATTCATCCACATGCTGTGGCTTCAGGCGTTTTTTATATTAAAATACCACCGTTAGATAAAAATGATGGGGCTTTGAAGTTTGTTCATCCTCTAGGACAATTTTTAGAATATGATTGGCCATATGATAGTGTAAGCGAGCCAAATAAATATAATACTAATAGATGGTTTATTCCTCCAAAGGTTAATCAATTATTATTGTTTCCTGGTTGGATAAATCACACAGTTACTCCTCATCATGTTAAGGATGAGGATAGAATATCTATTTCTTTTAATTTAACTAGATTAAGTTAACTAGATGAAATCTTCTCGGGTTCTTCAGACTCTCCCTCCACAGTCTTTGCGTTTAAAAGGGGAGCGTAATCGTCTAGTATTTGTTTCATTTTTGCTTCTAGTTGCTCCTCTGTTAAGTCTTCTAATTTCCCATGCTTTATTATTTTTCTGTCTATATATAATCCTGCTGCTTTCCCACGACTTACTTCTGCGTTTACAGAAGAGGAAAAACTTCCTTTTTTTAAAGCGGCTTCTCTCAGGCGAGCAAGTTCAGCAATATGATTCTCGTAATTAACTTCAAACTTCTTAAGTCTTTCTTCTTTAAGCTCTCCAATATATTTAGCCACAAGTGGAGATAATCTTGGATTCATTAATTCTGATCCTTCCTGTCTACATCTATTTGCAGAGTAGCCAGCTAGTTTAGCTGCTTCAGATTGTGATACTGGTCCATCAGGTCCACCGAATATTATGAATTCAGCGAAGCGCTTCTGCATCTCAGTTAATCTTTTTGGAACTCCCATGTTTTCTTCCTATGCTGTACCCAATGATAAGGCTGATTGCCATCACTGCGAGTATGGCTGTTAAATGCCATATTATAAAATTCATGTTTGACAATTTAAGGTAACTATCTTATAAAGTCAATATGAAAGATGAGCATGATTATCTAGGTGGAAGTGAAAGAGCTGTTGACGCTACTTATGAAGACGAACACACTTCTAGACGAACTGTTACTATTCCTCTTAAGGAGTATGATGAGCTCAAAGCTCAACAGTCTTCTATTACAGACCCATCCTTGATTGCTATTATTGATAAGGTTGAAGAGTTAGTGAGAGCATTAAGAAAACATATTATTAGAAAATGAGTGAAGACAGAGGACCATCAGATTTAACGTTCTTAATTGAACAACATAAAAGAGATATCTGGGAATATAAACAGAAAGAAATGCAATGGATAAGAGATAAGAATCAGTTGGATGGTAATAAACAAATTATCGAAGAACTATCTGCTCAAATGGTGGCTTTGAAGAAGAGAGCAGAAGAAGCTGAAGGAGAATTAACTCTTATCAAAGGGATAGGTATGAACTCTCCTGAGATGAGAGAAGCTAAAGCAATTAATAAAAGTCATCAAGAATTAAATGGGAAATTACAAACAAGATTGACAGAGGTGGAAGAAGATAATAAGAAGCTGGCAAAACAAATTCAAGATTTACAATACCAAAGAAAGTTTGGAGACGGCACTTACTAATGAGAGTACAAGATTTACAAGAGTTCTTACAACCTTTTACTAAAGGTTCAGATGCAGTTAAGAATGCTGTTCTTATGGTTGAAGTTCAAGGTAAATTATTTGATGTAAGAAGAATGGAAGTGCAAGAGCACTCTATGCCTATCATTGGTCACAAAGGTCATACTGCTCACAGACTAGTTTTAAAAACAGATAAACCCTCCCCATTAATACTTCCGGACAAGCTCCGAAATGACTATTAACGCATGTCATGGTTACCTTAATTAAGACATGGGCCCAGAGGCAAAACTTTACCAAAAAATCCGGAAGAATTCTAAGGGAATTATATGGAATAGGATTGAAAACCTTAGCTCTTTGGGTGCTCCTGATCTATTGGGCTATAATACTTTTGGCACATTTTTCACTGTTGAGTTAAAAGTTACAAAGGGGAAGAACGTGCGTTTTTCTCCACACCAAATCGCCTTCCATAAATCACATCCAACAAATACTTTTATCATGGTCCAGGCCCCTGGACCGGGAACCTCGAAACTTGTTCACATGTTTCGTGGTTCACGAATAACGGAGCTTGCAGCTTGCGGCTTGGCGCTTGAAGCTTGCTGGTTAGGGCTTGAAACTTCTATAAATTTTTTAAAGAACCTGAACTAGGTTCTGGTTTAGGGGCTTGAAGCTTGGAGCTTGAGGTTTGGCCGGCCCCAGGTGAACGCTGACCCCGCCCGTCGGCTTGGTGCTTGCTAATTACCCGGGACCTATATTGCATACGCAATTCTTTATAATATTTTGGTGATTTAAATTCGTGCATTTAATGTTTTCCGTAACTTACATTTTTAATTGATTTTGTCCAGCAAGCTCTACACGTACGACACTTGCCGCCCTGAGATGGGGCCGGACATGTTGCGCCCTTAGTAACGACTGATGACGTGTGAGACCAGGCCGTAGGCGGTGGCCCATCGATTTTTGATCCTGATAATCTTATTATTAAGTTGTCCGGAACCGCTTCAGGAGCTGGCAGGTAAGGCCGCTCTTGTGTTGGCAGCCAGTGCTTAGTGCCAGGTGTTAACCTGCACACCTCCAAAATTTTGGACATGTGCTCGTCGCTCTGGACGTCACCGGCGTCGTGCCATCTAAACCATTTTTGCCTCTTCACCTGCGCCACCATTGCCGCGGTCCATGAGTCACGGGCCAGGCTTGCCAGTCTGTAGTACTGAGCTTTTTTAATTGCTGGATATCTTATATAATTGCCCTTCAGGGCATAACAGCCATGACACGGCGTCCCGGGAACCAGTCGCAGCTTGCTACCTGTTTTGCACTCCCAGGCCGGCAGGCTATAACTGAGCCCAGGCATTTTTGATGTCCGGGTCATAGATCCAGTAATTTTTACTGCTTCTTTTACTTTCATACTTTCTAATTTCATACTATCAATTCATTGTGTCTTTTTTAAGGCGCTTGAAGCTTGGCGCTTGCGGCTTCTCTCTTCAATCTCTGTAAATAAATTATGTCTTGTTGCATTGCTGCTTGAAGCTTGGAACTTATTTCTTTTTTTACCTAGTTCTCTGAAAAACTTCTCACAGCTGGCCAGGTATGACGCCGGCAGGTCCTCATGCGGCGTCATAAAATAGTGTGTTAGATCGTTGTGTTTAATTCTTGCCACGTGGTTCCATATCTTTTTTAACAAGACGCAGGATCTCTTCCAGTGCATCCGCTATTCGCTCTAGTTCTTTTGTTGCATATTCCATATATTTCTTCTTTCTAATTGTATCCTATACTATCCTTCAGTCACTGTCAAGCTTGGAGCTTGAAGCTTGGGGCTCCTGCTTCTTCTTCATATAACCAGCGCGCTTCCTGATCAGGGAACACAGCTGCGCTGGCAAAACTCCACCTATAAAGAGGGCCGCCAGAGGCATGCCTTATGTTAGGCTGTTTATCATTCCTGATCCCAGATCCAACGTGGTAGCGACGCTCTTAAATTACAAACACCAATTGGATCTGAGATCAGTCCAGGGCAAGTTCGGCTAGCGTGAGCATTGCTCGTGTTATCCTGGTTCCGCTATATAATTTTTCAAGCGACTTAACTGATCTCAAGACAGTTATTATAAAGGCTCATATCTCAGGAGCCTATTTATCCTATATAATACTTGACAATGGATATGTCAAGATGTAAATTAAAATAATTAATGAAAGGACTAAAATGTCAAAAATAAGAATGAACACCGAGTTAAGAACTAAAATTCTTAACCGATATAGAGATAGTGCTGAAAGTGAAAACACGCAAGAACTTGAAGCATATAAACAAGCAAGGGAACACGTTGATTTGGCTTATCCAAAAGCGTTTGAACTTGCAACACAAGTTGTTGAAAGGTCATATCCAAGTGAA